TCAAAGCATTCGGTATCGAAGTCCCCGAATTCGCCGTCGTATTCGTGACGGATGCGGGCGTACATGCGGCGTTCACGTTCCGCCATCTGGTTAAGGTCTTCCAGTTGGACGCAGCGGCTTTCGGGGTAATCCTCGCAGAGAATGGTGATTGCTTGCTGGCGATTGTCGGCTTCAATGGAAACGCCGAATTCGCAGTTGGTTTCGTCCAGCATTACGGCTTGATACTTCATGGTTATGCGATCCTTTCAATTGCGTAGATTTCGAGGTTGCCGTTAACGAGCACGGCAGCATCGGCGGCGTCATAATCTGCATCGGCGTCAAGTTCAAAGGCGATGATTTCGCCTACGAAGTTCGCGAGATGATCGCGGGCGGCTTCGATATTGGGCACGATTTGCACAAGCTCGAATTCGCGCGCGGTCGTGCGTATGATCTCATACATGTTCATTTCCTTTCGAGTTGAGCAACAGAACGCTAGCGCGGTTCGCTTCGCGAGGATTGTTGCACCCTAGGGTGCGCGCAATGCGCACCCCACTGAGCAGCAATTCAGGCTAGACACTGGACGTGATAGGCGCTCACGGCATCGGCAGTCGCAAGCTTGCGATTGGCGCGATTGTTCGCGACCGTTTCGCACCACGTGTTCCACCAATGGCGCGATCCGCCGGTGATTGCGCATGTTGCGACGTAGTCGTGAATTTTCGCGAGCTTTGTTGTGTGCTTGACCGATTTGGCAAGCCTGTATGCGGTTTCGAGCTTGCCCAAGGCGCGCAGATTATGCGTGTCCAAGCATGCTACCTCCAAACCGCAAATCTGTGCGACGAATGAAGCCTTAACGATACCAAGGCCGGGGATGTTGGACAGCACATCGACTGCGCCTACAACATCGTTGACTTCAACGGCCTTGGAAATTGCGGCGAACAACACAGCCTTGTGTTCGATGGCGTAGCGCAAGCCAATTCGCTTTGAACCGAAAAGGTATTTGCTATCTGCGCCATTGACGCGAATGTCGGCCATTTGATTGCCGACACTCTGCAGTGGCTGCTGAATGGTGCAAAGCACAAAAGCGATCACATCAACCAAGCCATTTTCGCTTGAAAGAGCATGTGCTCTCATGAGTGGCATATCGCGATCATACATTTGAGATTTTCCTTTCGAAGGTTATGGGAACATTCCCGCAATGGCCCGCAAAGCTTGCGGGCCATGTCATGAGTGTTCGAAAGAAAGGAAAATCCATTCCCCTAGGGGAATGGCAACGCCACATTTTCGTGGCTCGGACAGACGCATTCGCGCGCGGTACCGGGAGTGTGCCAGTAAGCACAGCTCTCTATAGGCCGTCATGCTCGCGCACGGCCTAGCTTACGCTTCGTGTGGTGGGGGTAGGTTCCGGGCTTTCAGTCTCCTTTCGCGTAGGCGCATAGCTCGCGCCGCACCCGTCAATCGGGTGTAGCTCTTTATGGCATGGTTTCGACACCTCTCGAACGCATCAAAAGTTGAAAATGCATTATTTTCGGTTGAATACGGTTGAAAAGTGTTTCAATTCAAATAGTTGCAGTTCGCGTTGAACTTCGTCGGAGAGTTGTATGCCTTTATTCGGGCAATAGAAGGCGCTACAGCGCGTTCGTCGTTTTGGGGTAGTTGAGTAGCTCTCGACTGTTAAACGCTTGTCAGCGGGCCTCCTACGGCCTATTTTGCGCCTATGCCAAGCTCGATCAAACTCCGGCACGCGCAGGAGATGTTTCTACTTCTGCTTGTAGATCAAGAACTTAGCCCGTATGAGGCGTATGCACGCGCATATCCCAAGGCTAAACCAGAGGTTGTGCCCGCCTCGGTGTCGAGACTGTTAAGCAACGCAAAAGTGCAAGAACGAAAAGAGCAGCTTGAGCGTGCAAAAGCTTTGGTTGTACGCGCCTCGACCCGTGTTACCGCTAGTTTTATAACCAAGCGTTTAATGACGGTCTACGATGAAGCCCTTAGTTGTAAACAACTTGCGGCTGCGTCCGCAGCAATGCTTGGCATCGCCAAGTTGCATGGACTTCTGGTTGAAAAACATCAAGTAGATGCAATCGTAAGAAGACCTTCACTCAACTTGGGCGGGCCAGATGTCATGACAGAAGACCAATGGTTGCAGGAGTTTAGTCCTATGGTTATAGAACATAACCATTCCGAAGACCCATCAGAGGTTGATACAACTAATGAGAGTGCAACTATAGATGAGGACGATGGTAGTTCAGTTGCATAACTATCTCGAGCCGCACGCTGTAGCTGTGCGCGCATTGGTTGTGAACCCGGCGGGGTACTCCCAAAACGTGTACAACCCCAGGTTGTACGGGGGGGTAGGGGGGGTTCCCAAAATCTGTACGAAAGCCAAATTTAAAAGGGCACCCCTATCGGAAAAAATTCCTAAAAAATCCAGAATGAGGGAATGCAACCAATGGTTGAACGGCAGGTAGAGATTGGTTTCAGGCCGCAACCCGGCCCACAGGTGGCTTTTCTAAAGGCCCCCTTCGATATCGTGGTTTACGGCGGCGCGAGAGGAGGGGGTAAATCGTATGCCACCCTTGGAGAATTCTGGCTTCACGCTGAAGCGCATGGTCAGCATGCGCGTGGGCTTATGGTGCGCAAGACGCGCGAGGATTTGAAGGACACGATTGACACTGCGACGATAATGTACGGCAGTGCCGCCGTCTGGAACGAACAGAAAAAGTTTTTCCGTTTCCATAATGGAGCGGTCCTCCACATGGCCTATCTCGAAAGCGATGCTGACGCGCAGAACTACCAAGGCTGGTCCCTCACCCGTGTTTACGTAGAAGAGCTTACGCAGTATGCCCATTCAGGCCCCATCTTCAAACTTATGGCAACTCTACGGAGTGCTAAGCAGGGCATCAAGTGCCAGTTTCGCGCGACATGCAACCCCGGCGGTCCCGGCCACGTCTGGGTCAAGGAATGGATCATCAACTACGGGCCGATGAACCCCGTCAAAGACCCCGTCAGCGGCCTCACCCGCATCTTCATCGCCGCCAAGGTGACGGACAATCCGGCGCTGCTGAGAAATGACCCCCAATACATCAACCGGCTGAAGGCCAGCGGCTCACCCGAACTCGTCAGGGCGTGGCTGGAGGGGGATTGGACAGTGGTCGAGGGTGCCTTCTTCCCTGAGTTCAATCACCAGAAGCATGTCGTCAAGCCGTTTCGCATTCCTGAGTACTGGATCAGGTTCCGCAGCATGGATTGGGGTTCCGCGAAGCCTTTCTCCATCGGCTGGTGGGCAGTCGTGCAGGATGACTACGCGCATGACGGTCGCATACTTCCACGTAATGCCATCGTCCGTTACCGCGAATGGTATGGTTCGAAGGCACCCGACGAGGGCCTCAAGATGCCCGCGCAGGAGGTCGCGGCAGGAGTGAAGCAGAGGGAACTCGGCGAGAACATAGCCTACGGTGTCCTCGACCCTGCGGCTTTTGCGGTTATCAGCGGACCCTCCATAGGAGAGACATTCAACAAGCGCGGCGTATATTTCCGCAGAGCCGACAATGCCCGCCTCTCCATCCCCAAGAAGATGGGAGGATGGGATGTCCTCCGCGCCCGTCTCATCGGCAATGAGGACGGACTTCCCATGATCTACTTCTTTGATACCTGCCATGCCGTTATCCGCACTCTTCCCGCCATGCAGCATGATGAAACCAATCCCGAAGATTTGGACACGGATGCTGAGGATCACTGCCCAGATGAAGTCCGGTATGCCTGCATGAGCCGCCCCTTCCGCGCCCACAGCACTCAGGAAGACCTTGCCAACAAGAACCCCTATCTGGTATCAAATGCATTCAGGTTTGACGATCTTGAGAGGGGATAATGGCCGCACGTCTGACGAAAGTCGAGAAGATACGCCGCTTTCGCGAGGAACGCGCAAAGACGCTGGCGAACCGCAGGAACAAAGAGCACCCCCTGCAGGATGTCTACATGTCGCCATCGGGGCTTTCCTACGTGAGAAACCATAAGGGCATAGCCCTGCCGTTCGTGAGAGGCTACTACGGTGGCTAAAAGGAAGCGATACCGTTGCATGTTCTGCCAGCAGCTTCGCGTCACCGATTGGCAGGAGCCTATCACCAACGGCCTCGTATCTTGCCGGAAGTGTGAAGACCGCATTGGCGACCAGATCATGGCGGCTCATGAGCACAGGATGGCAGAGTGGAATGCCAGCCTTCGTGGTGAGCGCGGTGAAGGCTATACGCCGCAGTGGGTGAGGAAACAGGCGAATGGCTGAATTCTTCGACAGCAAGCCTAAAGTCGCGCCCACCACCTCTGCGGAGATTGGAAAGCCCGACACCGTTCCCCTGCCTGAAGAACAGGAAGACGCCATTGACCTAGTCGATAAGGGCTACTGGGAGAGATGTCTTACGGATGCCGAACGTGCCGAGAAGGATTGGCGCTCACGCGGCAGGGAGATCATCCGTATCTACCGCAACGACGGCTACTATACCGCCGCAGGCCGCAAGCAGATCAACCGCGATATCGTATTTAATATCCTCTACTCGAATACGGAGGTTATGGCCCCCAACATCTACAGCCAGCCTCCGAAGCCTGTCGTCCGTTCCCGCTTCGTCAAGAAGTCAGAGCCTCCAGAGCCTGAAATGCCACCCATGATGGGAGGCATGATGGGACCGCCGCCGG